ACGTTTTCACAATTACAAAAGACATACAAAGATATGTGTTTTGTGTTTGACTTTAAAAATTTCTAGATCTATAATAAGAGTATCAGTATGGCAGCTATGATGATACTGGGGTTAGGGGCATGTGCCTCGTCCTCATCTTTATCAAGTGTTCTTGGTGGGGGTGGAGCATTTGCCTTTATTAAGAAAAGGCAAGCTGATGCTGCCGCTGCTGCAGAAGTAAAAAGAAAAGCTGCGGCCGCTGCTGCTAGAAAGAGGGCTGCCGCTGCCGCTGCCGCTAGAAGGAGGGCTAGAGAAGTTGCCGCTGCTAGAAGGAGGGCTGCCGCTGCTAGAAGGAGGGCTGAACGAAGACGTAGAGAACAAGCGGCTGCCCGTCAAAGAGCTGCCGCTGCTAGAAGGCGAGCCCAACAGAGAGCAAAAGCAAGACGAATTCGTAGAAGGCCTCGTAGAATTCGTAAGATTGGGCGTAGGATTAAGAGGGTCTTCAGACGTCGGAGGTTTGGACGTAGGTTCAAACGTAGGTTCGGACGTCGTAGACGTAGACGTGGTGGGAAGACTGGTCGTAGACGTAGACGTGGTGGGAAGACTGGTCGTAGACGTGGTCGCCGCTGTTTCTCTCCTGAGACACCTATAAAACTTCTAGATGGTAACACAGTCCCTATAAAAGAATTGAAGCTTGGTGATGTTCTTATAAATGGTAGCATCGTAAATGCCACTATGCAGATTAGAAATGAGGGAGACAAATACTACCGTATTCATAGTGAAGAACTTGGCACTGACATACTCGTCACGGGATCACACTACATAAGAGATTCCAATAAATATGTAAGAGTTCAAAACTTTAAAGAATCTAGATCTACCGACATAGTTGACACTGTGGTCAGTTGTATAATTACCAATGATCACAAAATACCAGTAGGTGATTATACATTTTGGGATTGGGAAGACCAGAAGGTCAATTTATAATATTAACCTAATATATAATGAGTGCTCCAATACCATTACCTAATCAAGGTGGTGGTGGGGGTAATGGAATGTTAATAGCAGGACTTGTAGCTGCTTGTTCTTGCTCTTCATCTATAGGTGGAGGGATTTTTGCTTTTCTTCGTATGAGAAAGAAGAAAGCCATAAGGGCATCTAAACGTGTCCGCAGGAGACCAAGACCATCCAATGTTCGTAGTGGTGGTGGTGGTGCAGCTGCTATAGCTGCTAGGGCCCGTGCCCGTTCTGCTAGACGAGCTGCTAGGGCCCGTGCCCGTGCTGCTAGACGAGCTGCTAGAGCCCGTGTCAGAGCTGCTAGACGTGCTGCTAGAGCCCGTGCCCGTGCTGCTAGGGCTCGCAAGATACGTGCCAAGATGAAACGATTTAGATTTAGACGCGGTGGGAAGATTGGTGGGCGTAGGCGTAGGTTCGGGCGTAGGTTCAGACGAGGGCGTAGGTTCGGGCGGGGACGGGGGCGTGCGCGGTTATTTAGGTGTTTCGCCCCTGAAACCACCATTCAACTTAAGAATGGTACCACCCGCCAAATGAAGAATCTTGAACTTGGTGATGTTCTCGTAAATGGAAGCATCGTCGAGGCGACTATGAAGATTAAGAATCACAATGATCCTTACTACAAGATTGGGGACATTCACGTAACTGGTTCTCACTACGTGAAGGATGGTAATGTATACAAACAGGTTCGCAACTTCTCCAAGGCTGAACCCACTGATAAGGTGGCCAAGGTTGTGTGCTGCTTAGTCACAAATGATCACAAGATCCCTGTGGGTGACTTTGTATTTTGGGATTGGGAAGATAACCTCGTACCAAACCATATCCAGCAGCCTTCCAAGGTCACGACTCTCAGAAACCGCACCAGGAACACCAGTGTAGTCGGTGATAAATAAATTGTTGTCATAAAGTAAGATGGATATAGTGTCTAAAGCTTTGGCTTTACCTATACCACTACCTAAGGAGTATGTCCAGTCACTACCTAGGATACCCAAGGACAAAAAGTTTCCTAAACGTGTGTGTAGGGATGTAAAGGTGAGCGAAGATGCATCTAACGCAGAAAAGGCCAGGCTCAATACAGACGAAACCTTCACACGAATGTGTGGGGATGACATAACTAACGCAGAAAATGAAGAGGCAATAGGAGAAATGATTCCATTGATCATTCTCCTAGTACTGTGCTGCCTTTGTTGTATATCTATGGTTTCTGTCAGTTTCGGTGGATACAGATGGTGGAAATCGAGATCATCTAAATATAGATCACAAACCAAAATACATCGTCGCCGTCCTCGCCCTAGAAATGTTTAATTTTAAAAATTCTTTTAAAACTCGTATAGAATATGCGTTTTAAAAATGATTATTTAGATTTATCCGGATACTCCGATGCCTTCTTTGGTGTTTTACATATCGTATCACCGCAGTGATCTCTGTTCTGGTACACAGAGTTTATAGAAGCTGCCATTTCATTACATGTCTTTAGAGACCATCGACCTAACTTGGGTTTTTCGACTTTAACAAAAAGTTCAAACACTTTCTTGAACATTATCTAGAATGAGAGGCTTACGTTTAAGTACGCTTATTTGCTAGCCGTCGCGATCGGCGCAAGGGTGGCTTTCTAGTAAGTTCCTCAAATTTAACAACATACTTCGCAAATCTCTGATCATTTTTAGGCCCTTTAGCCTTATTATAACAGGTCTGAATGAGTTTCTTATCACCTTTTCCCTGTGTGAAAAGATTGTAATATCTGAGTATAACTTCAAACATAGACAATGCCATAGTTCTATTAAGTTCCGTATCAGGGTTGTCTTGTACGGTGTGCATCATCATAGACAGTGTAGTAATCAATTGGGCACGTGTATATTTGCGCATATACATATAGATAAACGTATGTCTCTAATCATTTTTAAAAGTTGCGGACAACAATTTTTAAAAACGAATTTTTAATGATATTTACTAAAATACTTCGTATGAGTATTTAGTTGGAGAAGGCGAGGCCACCCATACCCGACTGGATACGGAGGACGTTGTAGTTAGTGGCGAACATGTGCATGGTGGTGGCATCCTGGGCGGTGTTCATGGTGACAGCAACCTGCGCGTTATCAATGCGGGAGAAGTTGCAAGTGCCGGTAGGCTGATGCTCCTCGGGCTTGAGCGCGAAGGAGTACGCGTAGACACCGGCGTAGGGGGAGCCAGTGTGGTGCTGGAAGGGCTGCACCTGGTTGAAGTACTTGCCCTTCTGCTCCTTGAAGCGGTCCTGGCCGTTAAGCACAAGCTTGAAGGTGTTGAGGGGACCAACGGAATCCTCAGTGAAGAGGGAGGTACCGCCGAGCTCACCGAGACCAAGCATGGGGGAACCATAAGTGGAGAGGGAGACGAGGGCGTTGGAGGTAATCGCAGCGGGGGCGGTGTGAAGCTTGACATCCGCGTCGTTGGACTCGGTGGTGAAGTTGAACATGGAGTTCTGGGTGAGGGTGTTGGAGAAGCACCACACAAGCTCCTTGACGGGGTGGTTGTAGGAGAGGCGGACCTGCTTGGTGGAGCCAGAGTCAACGGTGTCAGCGCCGGTGTGCTGGCACTGCTCGATGAGGTACTCGTGACCCTTCTGGGCAAAACGCCTACGCTCCTCAGTGTCGAGGTAGATGTAGTTGGCCCACACCTTGAAGGTGGAGGTGTCGAGCCACTCATCGAAGTGCGCCGACAGGTCAAAATCGAGCCGGACTTCATGATATTGCAGGGCAATGAGCGGCAAATAGAGCCCTGGGTTCCTGTTGAAAAAGAAGTATAGGGGCAAATAGACAGTCTTGCCGGAGATACCGGAGGTCATCTTACCGTAGGTAGCCTTCTTCGAGTCATCGAGGTAAAGCTCGGTGTACAGACGCCACCACTTCTGGTACTGCTTGTCAATGCGCTGGCCACCGATCGATAATTCGACGTTGTTGATCGCACGCTCAGCGACCCAGCAGGCACCAGCCTCGTCAATACCGGAGGCCTTGACCTTGAGTTCGACGTACATGTCGCCGACGAGATCACCGTTGCGGGCAACGGTGACGGAGACGCGACCGGAGTCAGCGGCAGTACCGTTCACGGTCTGCTCGATGTTCTCCATCGCGAAGTTAGTGTGGCGCTTGTATTTCGCCTGGAAGAAAGTTACTTCGGGGTTACCAGTGAGATAGACATCCTGGGCTCCATACGCCACGAGTTGCATAAGACCACCAGCCATTTTGAGAGTTGTTGTACTATAAGCAGAGAAAATAATTTTGGGTAAATGCGAAATTTCGCGATCCAGAATTTCTCAGTCTACTACAAATGTCCACACAGCCTGATGAAATCGAAGATGGTGAAATTCTGGATACCGAATCTGAAATTGAAATTGAGACTGACAGTATCATAGATCCTGGTGAGGAGGAGGAAATTGATTTACCTGAGCTTCTCGGATCTCTGTTCGCGACTGATGAGGGTGACACTGTGTGCACTGCTCTCGTTGGAATTTCTAGTCAGATCCAAGTCCAAAATAAAATTTTGGTGAAAATTTTAGCTCAACTTCAATCTTTGAAAACTAATTAAAAGAAAAACCTGTAGTATCATTAATATGGAAAATACCCACTTCATCGACAAGGAACCCAACAAGTATGAAGCTTTGGCAGAGCTTCATAATCAGCAAATTCGGTCGATGAATGAGGATCAGGGTACACGCCTCTTATCAAATTTAGAGAATGCGTGGGGACTCCATGAAAAAGACTTTCTTAGTCACCAGATGCTGGGATACAACCAGTACATCTCAAATAATTGCTTCAATGAATATGGGGCTGTATCAATCAATGATATAGATTTGGTAGCTATTAAGACTATAAGAAAAAAGAACCTTGACTTCGCTGTAGAGTTAAGGAATCATATGAACAAGATGAAAAAAGAAAAAATGAAGAATGGTGATACAAAGGATGATGATAGTTTATCTGATGATTTGGGTCTTAGTCTAGATAAGCGTATTGCTAATATCATTCTACACATTGAGGATGGATATGAAAATATCCGACGTCACTACATCTCATACGAACGTGTAAGTACTCCAACTGTCCAGCCCCAGTTTCCAAAGTTTTCAGATCCTTCTGCTATGGATGACGAAGAGATTGAAAGTATTTCACCGTATCAGAAATGTCTTCTGTACACTTTAGAAGAGACCTATAAATGTGGGTATCGTAGATACAAGGGACATTGTTGTGAAGAAATCAAAACTATTGAGGGGTACAGAACTAGAGCTTGGAATCCAATTTTTCCTATAGATCAGTTTGTGTATTCAATTGCTCAAAAGGATTCATCATTTACAAACTGGAAGAACTTTACAAGTAAGGGGAGTATTTTTCGTGAAGTTATTGATCATGTATCCAAGTGCAAAGATCAACAGTTTCCTGAGATAAGTAAGAGGAGACATGTGTGGTCTTTCAAAAACGGTCTCTTTGTTGGTAAGGAATGGATTCCGGATCGTGGCGTGTATGACTGTCGTTTCTACCCATACGAGAGCTCAGACTTCGCGTGCCTAGATCCAACCATCGTTTCTTGTAAGTATTTTGATCAACAGTTTGATGACTTCTCACACTTGGAGAGGTGGCAGGATATCCCGACACCAAACTTTGATAAGGTTCTAAAGTATCAGAAGTTGGAACAGGAAGTGTGCGACTGGGCATACGTGATGGGTGGACGTCTCTGTTATGATGTTGGTGAGTTGGATTCTTGGCAAATTATCCCATTTTTCAAGGGTATTGCGAGGTCTGGTAAAAGTACCCTAATTACGAAGGTATTCAAGAAGTTCTATGAAAGTGAGGATGTTGGTGTCCTAGCGAATAATATTGAGAAGAAGTTTGGCTTGTCTGCTATCAAGGATAACTTCATGTTTATTGCACCAGAGATTAAGTCGGATCTCGGACTCGAACAGGCGGAGTTTCAGTCTATAGTTTCGGGTGAAGATGTATCTATTGCCGTAAAGAACAAGACTGCGGTATCTATTGAATGGAATGTTCCAGGAGTTTTGGGTGGCAACGAAGTGCCAAACTGGAAAGATAACTCTGGCTCTATTCTTCGCCGTATTCTCCCCTGGAACTTCACTAAGCAGGTTAGGGAAGCTGATCCCCAGCTAGATGAGAAGCTTAACAGGGAGCTACCCATTATCCTACTCAAGTGCGTTCGCGGATACCTTGATTATTCTAACAAATACAGGGATAGAGATATCTGGAACGTTGTTCCGAAGTACTTTGAAATTATCAAGAAACAAGTTGCGATGGTTGCGAGTACCCTCACGAACTTCCTAGAGTCTACATCTATCAAGTATGGTGAAGAATTGTGCGTTCCTCAGACCATCTTCGTGCAGATGTTCAACCAACATTGCTCCGCAAACAACCTCGGTAAACCCAAATTTAATCAGGATTTCTACGTAGGACCGTTCAGCTCTAGGGATATTGAGGTCCGAGAAGAGGTTGTTAAATACAAGGGAAGGACCTACCCTAAGCAGCCAGTTATATTCGGACTTGATGTGATTGAAGAAAGTATCGGATTCACAGAGGATTATTAAAAAAAATAGTGACCAATAGTAATATGAGCCAGTCGGTTCAAGAATTTGTTCGTCGTTCTGGCGTGGAACTTCAAAGTCCCAATTCTGCGTCAAATTCGAATGACAATTTCACTCGGCGTCTAGAAAGAGACGTCGCTATGATCCAAGAACGAAAAGCTCGTGAAAATAGGATAGCACAAGGTCAACAGTTCTTCCGTAGTCCTACACGGGCACTTCCCAGACAGGCTCAGATTCCCCCCACACTTCAAAAGAACCTTGTAAATAACCGAACATATGGTCGTTTTAAACAATTTGAGAACTCTCCATTAGCCAACGAATTTGATGATGTCATCTTAAATTCCAATAACGAAAAAATGATTGAAAACCTATTAGCTGAACAGGGGATGTTGAAACCTGAAATTAACACTAACCTTTTAGCCAATAATAATTTCGCAAAAGGGTTTGGTAATAACCTAAACTACATTGCTCCTCCACCACCAACTGAACTTCAAGTGAGTAAACTAAATACAGGTATGTACAATGCGATGATTAATAAAGACTTTGGACAGAAGAATGTTCGGATGGATCTTAAACCTTTACTCTTAAAAACACCTGTTGGTAAAACACCAATTGGTGAAGGTCTTTATGTGGACACGACAAAGATTGTTGGCTACTATGGTCAAATGCAAACTGGACTTGAACATACAAGGGACTTTGGGCTAAAAGGGAATTCTTCCAAGGTTATCAATAAGGTTCAGTTTAAATTTACTATTACCAATGATATCGAAACAAAGGGAGGAACCCTAGACTTTTACAGAAATGGTAAGATACGCTTCTCAGCTGGTTTTGTTGGTTCTAATATCGCCAATCAAGCGGAACTCTTACGCCGTTTCATGGTCAACACTTACACAGAAAAACAACCTTTCCTTTACGGTCCATTTGAATATAACAATTTAAGTGCTAAATTTAGGATCAATGGTGTGTTTAAAAATTTGGGAAGTATTGCTCTGAATTACAAACAATACGGTATGAGTAACGCAAGTTATGAACCTGAACTTACCCCATTCCTTTATATTGATACATTTGATTACAAGTTTGTACTTACTAGGAATGGAAACGTCCAAATTCTAGGAACTAAAGATCCAAAAACTCTTCAAAGTGCTTACGAGTTCGGAACAAGATTCGTTAAACAACTCGACAGAAATGGTGAAATTGACGTCACGGGTGAGTTCAGTGAAGGTCTCAAAAAGACAACCAAAGCAAAGCCCAAGGCCAAGGCCAAGCCCAAGCCTAAGGCTAAACCCAAGGCCAAGGCCAAGGCCAGTGCGAGCCCAAACAAACTAACCAAAAATCAACTTAATGCTGTTAATGTTGACATGGCAGCGTGCAAACGTATGAGTAGAGGTGAACTTGTGGAATTGGCTAAAAAGTTGGGTATCGTTCAGTTTAGGGTAAAGACTTCGGATGGCACTAGACAAATGAAAAAGGATGAAATCTGTGAAAAGATCAAAGCCAAGAAGGGTGTTAGAACTATTACTTACAAAAATACAACCACTGGTAAGAATATAAATCTTAAAAGAGGCGCGAATGGGAGATTCAAGATTGGTCGTGGAAGTTGTATGGGTAAAAAGGTGAAGGAACTCAAGGATATTGCTAAACTTCTAAAGATCGAACTATCTGGTAAGGAAAAGAAAGCTGATCTGTGTAAGTTAATAGAAAAGGCTAGAAACAACATCGCCAATAAACCGATAAAAAAGCCACTTTCCCCTAGGGCCCTAAAGCAAAAGGCTACAAATAATAAGAGAGCCGCTAAGGAGGTTGAGAAGAACATAAACCGGGCACTTAAAACAAATAACGTTGAAATGAAGAGAAGGCTCAATGAAAACTCTATCCGAAACGATCTCAATAAATTGTATGGAAAGTTATGGATGAAGAGGTACAAACCCAACCTTAACGGGGATGTGAAAACTATTCAGAATAGGATTCGCAACATGAATAAAACTAATAAGTTGGGTCTACCCTTCAAACGCGATATAGACAACATCAAAAAGAGACTTGTCGCACAATGGAAAAGGGAGCGTGTTCGTGATTTGGAAAAGAAGCTCATCAATATTAACGGGGTTAAGAATAATATGAGGAATAGGTACCGCCTCGCAGCTGTTAACTACATCATGAACCTCAAAAACCAGAAAAAGTCTATAACGACTACTAAATTGGCTCAATTTAAGAAAAACTGGTTAAAGCGTATAGCTAATATTACTAATAATGGCCGTACGAGAGGAATTAACAGAGCGGTTAAAGCTCGGATTGAAACGTTATAATCATGGTGTGAGGGTTGACGATGACACGCGAACTTGGGGGACACCAAAAGATTCGTGGATAGAAATGGCGAAAGAAGAACTTTTGGATGCTATTATTTACACTGTAGCAGATTACATTAGAAATGTTAGGAGTGAGGGAGAGCGTGCACCCCTCAGTTTTCGTAAAAATGATGAGTCTGATGATAACAAACTAATCATGTCTATAGTTGATGACTGGGAATATGTTGAAAGTCCACAACACAAAATGCTTCTATGGAATCTCTTCAAGATGTTGAACAGTGATATATTTAGAAGTCAAGTTTAAATACACACATAATACCGCAACACTTAATTGATATACGGCCGTACCCCACATATCAATTACCATAAGCGGAACAATTGCGAAACTAGATAGAATTCCGTGAACCACTATCTGATATGAAGCAAATGACCACCCCGTGACTACCGACGCTAACGTCATGAACATGAGACACATATTAACAATGTCTATAATTCTGAAAAACCATGTTATCATGAATAAACTTATGTAAAATAATATACATGTCATAATCTTTCCCTTCTCACAAAAAGCAAGTCCACTTATACGAATTCTTGTTCGCATATCGGGGGGTGCAGGTGGAGGCTCCGGTGGTGGAACCTCTTGGTTGAATGCTATCGCCACAGAACCATCCGGTGCCTCCACAACGATGTGCCTAGCTTTATCCATGATGTTTAAGGGCATTTAATCTTTAGATTGATACTTTTCTTAGGTTCTGCGATTTGTTTTAAGTGTATCGTGTGATATGAGAAGTTATATTTTGGAAAGGCTTCTTTTATTTTATTAGAAAGTACTGTAGCTGGGACTATTTGTGGTATACCTAGACACACTGAATCTTTTTCGTATTGGAGAAAACGATCCTCCATATATACAAATTTATCTAATTCTTCCTTGGTCATTCCATCCTTGTGCATCAATACGTAAGTATCTTTAGACATACCATTACTTATGTAGAAGAATTCCGATACATCAACTTCATCGGATACTTTACGTTTTTCAAAAAGAAAAAATAGAAGGACGATACCTATGACCAAGTATAGCATGTTACTACTACGTTAGATTAATTTTGAGAGATCATTGACTTTGTGGAGAATATTAAACAGATCATTGTATGAACCCACGTCACTGGGTTTAACAATTTCAAGCTCAATCTGGTACGATGAAGCATCCTCTGAGTCCATATCAACATTGTCACCAGAAGACACCGTCATGTCAATGCTTAGATTCTTACGAATGAAAGAATGACGAAGTTTAGATCTCTTGCGATCCATGTCATAAGATCCATGAGTAGGAATTTCCCTAGAGATACTGAAACGAACGTCTAGAGGTTCAGACTTGAAATCTTCTTTGACAACTTTGATTTTTTGAACCATAACCTGTTCACCAGTATCTTCGTCAGATGAAATACGAATTCCATTCGTGTCGTCATAGAATACATCAGTTGTAGTTGTTTTTGTACTTTCCCAACCATTGTACTTCTTGAGACCTTTCATCACACGATCAAAAGTCTCTTTTCCAACGTTTGTATCAAATAGGGAGCCATTGTGCTTTCCGAGACGAATCTCTACTTCGATGTGTTCCTCATTCTTGTGAGCCTCAAACACATCCTTGATTTTTTCGGTGATAGATTTGGTGTCCATTTTACTTAACATTTACTATACGCGCCTTTTACTTAAGCCTTTTTTATGCATAAAGTTTAATGAAAGGTTTTGACAATAATGGAAACACGTGTTATTTCAACACAGCCGTTCAATGCCTGTTGTACATTCCCGTACTGAGCAATCTATTTTTAAGGTTCCCGTATGAAGGTGATTGTGAATTCACTCAGTGTTACTCCAAGCTAGTTAAATCGTATTGGACTAAGGGACAAGAAAGTGTCAACATCAGTACACTCTTAGAACATTTCCGAACCAAGTTCCCAAGATTCAAATCCCGAGAACAACATGACGTTCAGGAAGCTATTTTGTGTATCATAGATATTCTAGAGGTTTCTAAACCAGAAATAAAGAAATGGTTCTACGGAAAGAAGAAACAAGAAATCATATGGCCCGGTGGGAAGTCATCGAATGAAGAAACGTTCAGTGTTCATTTGATCACATCCTACGGTAAAAATATGGAAACAATGTTGCTAAAAAGTACTGACTGGAATACTATAGAAAATTTTGAGGATAACGATGGAAAGGTGCATCACGTAGCTACGAGTCGTTCAGTGTTTTCAAAATTACCACAAGTCCTAATGATTTCATTTGATAGTAAAAGTCATATTAAAATTATTGAAAATCTACTTATTCAAGACTATGAATATAATCTAATCTCAGCTGCTGTACATGTCGGTCATCAAAACGATGGTCACTATGTGAGCTTTGTAAAACGACGAAATAAATGGAATTTAATAGATGATGAAACCATAAAAGAACATGAACTACCTGAAGAGGGTGGATTCTACTTTATGGTCTACAATCTAAAAACTCCTTCATCTTAATGTTTTCCTTGATGTTCACTATAGTTCTGTAAAATGTTCGGCGGTTGTTGGGGTGCGTTTTATCGTAACGCCTTTTTAATGGCTTCCACCACATTGGCTCTTCCCAACCCATATACATACATTCAACAATAGCTCCATCCTCAAACCATGAATGGTCTTCAGCCTTGTCGTGTGGAATTTCTGACTCAAACATGAGTTTACCTTTTTCTTGAACATACAATCTCCACCTGGATGGACCGGGTGTATAACCGGGTGTTTCTCGGGTGGGTTCCCATTTCATCATGAAGTCAACTGTGTTCTTAATTTGAGGCTTCCACTTGAACATTGTCTCGTGGGTTCCAATCCGAATTGGATCATTGATAGGTGTGAAAACGAGACCATCAACTTCTTGTTTCACATTCGGAAGATGTTCATCCATAAATTCCTTAAAATCTTTCATGTGATGAAACTCTTTCATTTGAAGCCGGTACTTATCCATCTTCATGTAAATGATTGGTTCAAGTACACCAAACTGTGCGTATCCAAGGCGATCCAATAGATTTTGATTCCATACAGTTTTTCCACATACAAGGACAGCATCATAAATCATGAGTGTATTCTCATACAATTCACCATCCAAGATCGTTCCGTCATACACACTCTTCTTAAGATTAAGTGAGACTTCGAACATGTTGAATGCCCGATTCACGAATAGACACTTCTTCTTTCCCTCAAACATCAAAGCAACCATCATATGCCTCTCTCCATCAGTCTTTTCACAAACGACATATTGACCACCCTTTAAAATTGGGAAGTGCCTGTATTCGATAGATACCGGTTGAGGCCCAGGGAAATAATCCTTACTGCCCCAAGTTTTATGAATAAATCCGACAACATATTTGTAAAGCGGGGATTCCGGCTTTATAGACATGTTTTATAGTGTTGTGTAAACTTTAAGATACTTTCACACCAGCAGCGTTTAGGATATTACTTAAGCATTCATGTGTATAAGTCATGGTTAACTTAGCTGCTGTAAATGCATAAACTCGCACTCCATCACTGATAAACTTTTCAAAAAACTTGGGTGAAATTTTCCAACCAGATTTTTTAGAAACGTTTTTAGTGTTTAGAAACCAAGCTTTTGATTTGGTAGACGTGACGTGGTAGATATCTTTAGAAACCTTCTTTCCTATCTCAGTATCAAAATCTAAACCCATTTGGGACGCAGGTTCACTCGATCCTTCTCGTACCTTCGTCTTAAATTGATCCCAATTGATACCCTCCTTGACACCTGGGAAAACAAGGCACCCTACATGTTCATGGGGTTCAAAGCACTGATCTAGAGATCCATCATCTACACCAATACCAAAATCAATGAAGATAATACGATCACAAGTTTTCATATATTTCTGGATAGCCTCAGCCTTTTTGTAAGGGTCGTCATCAACATACGTGATCTCATTATTGTAATTTTTCTGAAGACATCGCATATTTAGCCTTAGAACGGAATGAAGTGTTTTAACATGACACGCCTTTGACCTCACAACTAGAATCGTAACGATCTTCATATAATTCGTATTAGATTCTATCCCTTAAGCCTATCATTTAGACATCCCGAGAATGGTAAATTGCCTACGTGTCCTAGGGTTGTGTTAACATCTGCGTAAATTTTACCATCGGCTTGTTGCCAACGACGACAGAATGCGTAATCCTCTGACAGGTACCTACGATTTGTGGGATCAATCATACAATCAAATGCTGCGTGGTATTCGTCAAAGTCTCTATTTTGGTGGTCATTCTTACACCACAATTCTGGAAACTTCTCCTCCAAGGTTTTGAATACAGAACGTTTGATAACCATAAATCCTGTGGGTCCATCTAGAATTTCAATGAACCCATCTTTGATTGGACGATTTTGGGCTCCAAAGTTAATCACGAGACTCGACGAAAGCATAGACATGTTACGATCGTCACCCGCCTTAACCGCCTCGGCAGCTTGGTCCCACATGACAACCTTCTTGGGATAACACGCCACAGAGAGATCGTGGCCGGACTTGATGAGACGTACAACAGCCTCGGGATCAAAATGGATGTCCGCATCTATAAACATGAAGTATTCACAATCAGTTTTTTGCATGAAGCGACCAACTGAAACATTACGCGCGCGATGAACTAGGGACTCATTTTCAGTAGTGTCAAGAAATAGCTGAATATTCTCTTTTATTAAAAGGATTTGAAGTTTGATGATACTAGACATATACTTCTCCAAGCATAATCCACCATAGCATGGTGTGGCTAGAAACAACTTCACCATATTCTAATACTAAGCTTTAGCCTCTAAGTGCTTTTTAATTATATTATCTATCTTGTTTAGGGTTGGTACAGATATGTTACATTTTTCACAAAGTTCAGATTTTTTTACTTTAGAACCTAGAACCTTATAAATAATAGCCGAAGCTACACTATTAGGTGTTTTGCTCATAAGTTCCACACAGTCTTCCGTTGAATTACACAATTTGATACACTGTAACCGTTCATCCTTTGTCACCACGAATGAATTCAAAAGTCGGTTCATCACATCAAATGACTTTGTTACATAATTCTTTTCTGTAATACCCATAATCGTATCCTTGAATATTTGTGTTGTGCGACTCACATCCTTCGATTGAATTCCAAACATATCTGAAATTTCCTTAGTTGTTCGTGGATGTTTAGCTAACCGACACGCGTATAAAACGCAGTTCGCCTTGATCCCTAACCGAACAGCACCCCTAGTCAATTTTTCCTCGTTGAACTTTCTGTACATCATCTTTGCATCTTTGAGAACCACATCTGGTAAAGTGTGACACGCCTCATCTATATCACGATACGCGTGAAATAGAGAGCGATCCTTGTGATTCATAGACATATGAAAGTTAATTTTAGCCATTCGTTTATTCTCATATGTTGAAGAATGTTGTGTAGAAATAATTGTCCCTTTCCCCCAATGTTGGGAGAAGAGTTCGGGGTTGGCGTTAGGATTCCCACACCTTGAGGGATCCTTAACTTTTCCATCTTCATTCATTCCACTTGTCCATTCCGCTGTGTCATCCACATATCTATCTTCAACGAGCCCACATTCTGAGCAGGTTGGTAAACCTTCCGGTGAAAAAATCTTAACACCAAAACATTCTCTACATAAATTTATATTTACCACTGGCTTTTCTTCGGTTTTTTGTTGTAATAGTTTGTCTATGTCAGACCATATAGTTGCCAGCATTGTTTTGTGTTGTCTGATCTTTTATAAAATATTATAAAACGCATCACTCACTTAGGCGTCTAACACGTGATTCAATTAAATCAATTGTTTCTTTGAAACTTCTAGCTCCAACTGAAGATGGTTGCCACTCGTTCCAATCTCGGTCTATAGAGGCATAATCAGGGGGTTGAATATTTAGACCCTGTACTTCCGAATCAGGAACAATGAAATCTGCCATCTCAGAATCAGTGTCACTCTCTAAATGCATCTCATGGATTTCACTGTCACTGTCTTCTACGTCTATTTCTGAGTAAAAAGCGTACATATCCCCTTCGATGCCCATACATTTCATATCCAAATCTTCAAACGTTGTACCAGTTGGGTAATGTTCCATTAAGCTATCATAGGGGGCGGGTGACATTTCATCTTTATCAACCTTATATATACACGCTGTCTTATAGACAGATTCTGTTGGGTTGAGGTAATGAAGACCGAGTGTTCTTCCTGTGTTCATTGCTACAACAGCATACATTTCATCTTCAACACCGTCCTCGTTAACTAGGACTTTAACTATATCATCTTGAATTATATCAGAAGGCACAATCATGCTTAGAGTTTTCCGACAAAAAATAATCAGGGATAATATCACAGATGAAAGTTATTATTTATTCGAAGGAAGGATGTCAGTATTGCGACCACGCAGTGGATCTATGCGAGACCGAGGGTCTAGATTATGAGAAAGTCATGATCGACAAAGAAAAATTGAAAGAGATATGTGGTGGCCCAGTAACAACCTACCCTCAAATATTTATTGACGATCGTCGCGTCGGAACTTATTTTGAATTCCAGGACTACATAGAAGAAGAATACGAACCTATTCTTGCCCCCACTCTGAATCGTTTTACAGTGTTTCCCCTGAAGTATCCTCACCTCTGGGAGCTTTACAAGAAGGCCCAAATGTCTAATTGGACTGCTGAGGAGGTTGATTTCTCAAAGGATATGGAAGATTGGAAAACCCTAAACGATAACGAGCAAAAATTTATCAAGTATATTCTAGCCTTCTTTGCTGGTTCCGATGGTATCGTTTTTGAAAACATAAACAACAATTTTGCTGACGAAGTTCAAATTTCAGAGGGTCGTTCATTCTATGCGTACCAGTCTCATAATGAGATGGTACACGGTGAGACCTATTCCAAACTCATAGACAAATACATTAAAGATGGTGCCGAGAAGAAGCAACTTTTCGAAGCCATTCAAACAATTCCCTGTATTCAAAACAAGGCCAATTGGGCACTCAAATGGTTCGACACCAAGACTCGTTCCTTCGCTGAGCGTCTTTTCGCCTTTGCTTGTGTAGAGGGTATCTTCTTTTCTGGAAGTTTTTGTGCCATTTTTTGGCTAAAGAAGAGAGGACTTATGCCCGGTCTCTGTTTCTCGAACGAGCTTATATCTAGAGATGAGGGCCTTCACCAAGAGTTCGCAGTTGAACTCTTCAAAATGCTTCGCAATAAACCATCTACTGAGACTATCCACTCTATTGTTAAGGAAGCCGTTGAGATTGAGAAAAATTTCATTATTGATGCACTTCCATGTAACCTCATAGGTATGAATTCGGATAAGATGGCTGAATACATTGAATACGTGTCCGATCGTCTTCTTAAACAGATTGGTCAACCCCCAATTTGGGGATCTAAAAACCCCTTTGATTTCATGGAAAATATTAGCTTGGATGGAAAGACCAACTTTTTTGAAAAGAGGGTCGGGGATTACGGTAAGTTGGATGACGATTCTGAGAATATTACATTCGATGAAGAGTTTTAAAGATAGTAACAACAATTTGTATAAATGGATAGAACATTTGACATTTTACAATCAGTCGTTGGCGCATATGGACCACTGATTGTAGAATACAGACATAAACTACACAAAGAATTGTGTCATAAAATTGAACAGAAGCACGTAGATCAGATGATTAAAAAAATAGAAGAGTTTTCTTTTACTAGGATTAGTCAGACTTCAGATAGATCATTTGTCTTAATTGAATAGTCCACCGTCCACACCAATCTCGAAGGGTTCCAAAACCTTACCGGTGTCAACCTTAGTCGCGACTTCCGGTTCCTTGAAACCAGGCTCGGGTGAAGGTGCGTCAGTCATTGATACGAGAACCTTCTTACCCTTTTCCTTCTTTTCCTTCTTCTCGATGGGCGAGGCATCAGCCTTGGAACAAGAGGGAGCATCCTTCTTTATATTCATCATACCCCAAACGATTAACATGAACACGATAGAGTGTACTATGAGACCTAAAGTCGTAGAACATCCATTAGAGGACGCAATCCAAGATCCGAGGATTCCTCTGACAAAGCGAAATGTCGCGGGGTTAGCAACGACGAAAAATGTGAGAGCAGAAATGATCGAGATGATAAACTTGTCCTCCTGCTTCTTACCATTGCACCCACATCCACAGTCTTTAAATAAACCCATGATTGTTTTATTATAATTCAACAAAAAAAACTAACTTAAAGTTGAGCCACCTAGAAGATATATAACCAACCAACAATGTCGCTCTCTATTCAGCAATCCTCCGAATTCTCTCCTGCCTCTGTGCAGTTTTCGAAACTTCGCAAGAACAAGAATGGCGGTAAAGCCGTCTACCTCAACGCCGGTGACAACAAGAAGCTGTATGTTCAGCTCCCCTTCATGCGCTCTCCTTATGGCCTGAGTGCTTACACTGATGAGGCTACTGGACGTACCTCGTATTCTCTTGATCTTTCCTTTGACCCCGATAACGCTGAGGCTATGGCTCTCCATGCCAAGCTTACCGAGCTTGATGATATCATCGTAAACACTGTTGCCAAGAATGCTAAGGAGTGGCTTGGCAAGGAGTTCAACGTTGCTGTTCTCAAGGAGGCACTCTACAAGCCTATTGTTCGCCCCGGTAAGGAGCAGTACCCTTCTACTCTCAAGCTCAAGGTTCTCACCAAGTCTGATGGCTCCTTCGTGCCCGAGTGCTACAACATGAGCAAGCAGATGGTCACCCTCGATAGCATCGAGAAGGGACAGAAGGCTATGCCTATCATTGATCTCAACCAGATCTGGTTCATTGACAACAAGTTTGGAGTTACGATCCGACTTCAGCAGGTTCTCTTTGAGCAGTCTGCCAAGCTACCTTCCTTTGCCTTCCAGGGTCTAGACCTACCCGACGAGGTTGAGGATGAAGTTGAAGTTGAGGATGATATCGAGGAGGTTGACGATCAGTAAAAATTATCAGTTCTAAAAAAATGAAAAATGTTTAAAAAAAGATTTTCTGAAAAAAAAAGTAAAATAAATTTGTCCTTCTTGGTAAGTTGAAAATAACTTCTTACCAATAAGTAAGTATGTCTAATAAGAACATTGAGAGTAACTTGAAAAAATTACTCAAGGGTGAGAAGGCTTGTGTCCCAGAACACTTCTTGAAAGTTCCTAGTTATAACTCACCTACCCTTCGTACTGGTAAGGG